GCAATCTTAGCAGAACCAACACGATTCATTTGACCAGCACCAACACCAATTGTAGCACCATTCTTTGCAATTAAAATAGCATTAGAACGAACGTGTCTTGCTACCTTCCATGCAAAAGTAAGATCAACTACTTCCTGCATAGTGGGTTCACGTTCAGTAACAAACTTCCAATTAGAAGTAAAAGTTGTTACTGGTTCATTGTCTTTATCCTGTACTAAAACTCCACCTAAAATACTTCTGACATTATATGGATGAACCTTTATACCATTAACATCTAATTCAAGTAATCTTAAATTATTCTTAGCAGAAAGAATAACTCTTGCTTCTTCACTAAACAATGGTGCAACTATACACTCATAGAAACTCTTGACTATCTCACCAGCACACTCAGCATCTACTACACCATTAAGTGCAATAATACCACCAAAGCAACTGACTCTATCTGCGTCTAATGCTCTTGTTAAAGCATCATATTGACTATCTCCTATCGCAGCACCACAAGGATTAGTATGTTTAATAACTACACATCCAGGTTGTCCAGCGAACTCCTGTACTGTAGATACAGCAGCATCTAAGTCAATAAGATTATTGTAACTTAGTTCCTTACCCTGTAATTGTTTGGCTGTTGATAAACCCTCATCTGGAAAGACACACCATGCGGCTTCCTGATGAGGGTTTTCTCCATAACGTAAGGATTGTTTTAATTCCAATCCTTTCAGTAATAAATCTACTGCTTCAAGTTTCATTATGTAATCATAACTATATCAATATTATATCATAAAAAGTCCTTTCTGGCATGATGATCAGGAACAATTTTACCTAGTTCTACGACCAGTAATCCATCTCTGAATTGTACATCTCGTATCTCGGTATCATCTGTGATCGTCCAGACCCTATTAAACGACCTTGAGGCCAATCCTCTATGGACAAATTCTCCAACATCTTCCGATTCTTCTTTTTTGCCTTCCACATATAGTTTTCCAAACTCCGTATAGACTTTGACTTCATTTTTCTTAAACCCCGCAAGGGCGATTTCAAGTCTCGATTCATGATTATTAATATGTATTAAATTATAAGGTGGATAGTTTAAATTCTGTTCTGGGGAATTAAAAAACTGAGCAAAGTAATCATCCATCCCTATACTATGTTTTGTGATCCGATCCATTAGATCTGGCAAATCGGCAGCACGGTATCTCTGTATGTTAGCCATTTTGTTAGCTCCTTATTAAGCGAGTTTGTGTTTTGTGTACCCTTTCGGCGTACATTACTATTTAACCACAAATACTTATTTTTAGGATGAGGTTAACTCAACAAGCTTGGTACGGGTATCTTCCCAATTTTCCACAGTGTACGGATAACCACCCATCTCTTGTACTGCTTTCAATAAAGGATAATCATTCTGGCCTTTCTCCATCATATCACCAAAGAAATATATCTTTTCACCCAATCTAAAATCTCTAAGTATCTGACTTTTATTAACACCAACTGGGCCCAAATCTAAACCAGTCTGTCCTCCTATATTAACTTCTACATCAGGAAAACAATACTTCAATCTATGCCATATATCTTTTCTCTCATTCGTTCTCTTATCCCATTTAATATACTCTTCTCTACCTTCACCTTTACCTCTTCCCAAAATACTAAAATTAACTCCACCAGGCCTTCTCTCAATATGTTCTCCATTACGAATAGGGAACTGACTAAAATCTAATTCATCATATAAGAACTGTTCTACTTCTTTTGGTAACTCCCAATCATCCCTATAAACATTTCTATCACCTTCATATACATCACTACCAGAACAATTATAAACTCTTTTAACTGCATTATATAAATCCACACCAATCTGTTCTAATGTCTTATCTCTATCACTTCCAGTAACAAGATAAACATCATTTCTGACAGAAAAGAACATCATAAAGAGTAAGAACTCTGGATCAATTTGTTGTCTTGCAGGAGTTAATGTCCCATCAACATCAAAGATGTACTTCTTCGAGCTCATAACTCCAATCCTCTATTACAGTATTTGCAAATAATAAATCACTAACCTTAGATAATTCCCTCTCAGCATGTTCCTTATTAGGAGCTTCAAATTCTATATCAATACATTTACCCAATCTTAATTTACTAATTTTCTGTATATCACAAACTCTATTAACATTAGCACTTACCGCATTACCAGCTGCATCAGATACATTTTCTCTTAGTCTAATAAAAACGATTGCTTTAAATTTCATTATGCCATCAGTAAGATTTGAACTCACGACCTTGGCTTTACAAAAGCCCTGCACTACCACTGTGCTATGATGGCAGCAACTGGCGTGGCTGGACTCGAACCAGCAACCACAAAGTTAACAGCTTCGAGCTCTGCCAATTGAGCTACACGCCAAAGAATAGTGTGGAAGAAAGGAATTCATTTTACCTTTAAGTAACGGGAATCGCTAGTGTGCGATGTAAGGTACGTTACTACTCAAGTCCTCTCGGTGAAAGAGTTCTGGCGGCCAAACGCCAGCGGGCACCATCCCTGACTCAATACTTTACCCCGCCTAATTCCAACAGGGTTGTTCAGTCACTTCCGTGTCAGAACCGTCGCTCCAACAAATGTATTATAACACAGAAGGGTACAAGGGCAAGAGCCTCTACTTAGTTTCTTCTAACTTCTTCTTCTTTCCGATATTGTACTTCGTTTCCAAAATCCATTCAGTCTTCTCGCCGTAAGCAAGAACCTTAATCTGATTTAGTGGTGCAACATCGACTACAGAATCTTCCTTCACTATATCAACAAGGCCCCAATCACATAATAGTTTCGTGATACGGTTCCTACGTTGAACATCATTCATAGTAAGGTTTGCATGTTTGCCATCTAGTGCAAACAATTCCTTAAAATGAACTATAAAATACTTACCTTGTTTGTGTAGAATATGACAAGACTGATATAGTTTCTTCTCTTTCCTAGAAGCTACACCAATACGAGTCAATGTCTCACGAACTTTTAAAAAATCATCTGGTTCTCGGAGTGTAACCTCCACCATCTTATCCGGCGACCACCGAACTTCGGGTTCCGCAATACTCATTTTGTTCCTCCAATCTCAAGTTTAGATCTAATGAATGCAATTTGTTCAGGAGATAAAATGCGTAGAGCTTGTGCCGCTTTTTCATTACTATAACCATAGTATGATTTAACCACATCAAGGTCTTTGACTTTATCCTTTCGTAGCCAAGGAGAGAATCTCTTCCTTTTTCTCACACTATTTAGATAAAAATCATATTGCAATCTTTTAGATAAAAAATGACTGCGGTTCATTTCACTAGCAAATAAAACAGTATCAATATGTCCAGACATACACTTATTAATAATGTATGGGGCATACTCACGTTCTGTATCGGGATCTTCATCAATAAGATTTTTCTTATTGAGATTAATAGAATTGAGCCAATCTTTAAGTTCCATTATCTTATTATATCAATCTCCATATCTTTTGTCCATACTTCTAACTCAGTTCTTAAATTACCAGATTCTTTCAGTTTATTATATCTCTTAGAAGCCATCTTCTTCCACTTCTGTATAACTGATTCCATATAAAACTTCTCAAAGTTCTGTGGATTCTCTACCAACTGTTTATCCTCACCTAGAAGAACCTCACGTACATTAGAGAAACCATAGTCAGAGAAGTAAGTTCTTTTCTTTTCAGTCAGTGCTGTTGCATTTGCAATCGCAGTCTGGAATTCCACACCCTTTTGAGAACTTAAGTTCTTTTTGATGATAGCTATCATACGTTGTTGTGTTTTCAACTTGCGACTCGATGCGTCTATCTTCACTAGAGTCTGTCCTCCATTCCGTTCTATGAACCATTTGTTTAACTCCTTAAAAATGTTATCATGAAGTAGTGGTGTAAAATTACTATCAGTAAGACCCTTATATCTCATGATAGGTTTTAATCCATCATACTGAGATGAACTCTTTGTAGAACCATAAAGAGAAGTAGTCTCAAAATGACAAATATCTGCATCATACTTAGTATTTAATATACTTCTAACCTCATGTGTACAACACAACATTGCGAGAAGTTTACCTCCAAGATAATTATATCCAAATGGTTGAGTAGGTACAATAATAAATCCCATGATTGCATGACGATTAAATAACGTCAAATCTGGAGTAGTACCTAGCCATATATTACGTGGTCTAGAATTAATAGTAGGGGAACCAAACCTACAAAAACCAATAATTGTATTAGTATTCTTTTCAACTACCATCCACTTAAGGGATTTACCAGGCACAGAATCTTCAATTGCATGTGAAGTTGTGATCTGCAATTTCTCATTAAATTCTCTAAGAGATCTAATACCAGAAACCCTTCCACTAGTCTTCTTTAAATCTCTGGCTTCATAACAAACGATATCCATATCTTCAGGATGCATATCGTATGCAGTAAACATACCATGAGTATCCTCTTCCCCATAAAATTGAGAAAGAGGACTACGATTTAATACACGTTCAATTTTCACATTACGCAAATATTCATCAATCCTATCCATATTGGAAAAGTAATTGATGAACTTATCAGCTGCGTATGTGGCTTCCTGTTCGGAAAGTATCATCACAAAATAAGTTTCTTAGGTGGAGTTGCAATATTAGCAAACATTAAATCATACTGGCCAATAATATCATCCTGTGGTTCATTGATGTAAACAACATATCTTCTAGTAACTTCAATCTCAACATTCTTCCCCTTAATTAAAGGAGACCAAGGAGCAAATCCAATCTGTCCTTGTGTTGTTGAA